AACGAGGACGACCTCGTCACGAAGGCGGCGGCACAGGTGAGCAAGGCGATCCGCACGCTCGTACTGCGCGTGCTCCCCGGCGACCTCGTGGACGAGGCGATGCGGATCTGCATCGCGACGGTCGAGCGGGGCGACAAGGCCGACCCCGAGGCGAAGCGCAAGATGATCGCCGATGCGTTCTTCGGGCTCGGGATCTCGGTGGGCGAGATCAAGAAGTACCTGGGGCACGAGATCGCATCGGCCTCGCCGGCCGAGCTCGCCGACCTCCGGCTCGTCTACGCCGCCGTGCGCGACGGCGAGGCGACGTGGCCCGAGGTGCTCGCCACGAAGACCGGGCAGACCGAGGGCGAGCCCGCGCCGGCCACGCCCACGCCCACGTCGAGCGCGGGCGCCGCTCGAGCCGCCGTGCGCGCCGCGCGCGCCTCGAAGAGCAAGCCGGCCGAGCCGGCCGAGAGCAAGCCGACCGAGGCCACGCCGGCGCCGGCGCGCACGCACGACCCCGAGGCCGGCGAGGTCGCGCCGGAGCACGAGCCGAGGTCGTGACTGCTGCGGCGCTCACGTACTCGATCTCCACATGGGACGATCTCGCGGACGTGCTGCGAGCGAACGGTCAACGGAATAGGCATGGAATGAGAGTCTACAAGTACGGGCTGCTGGCTCCGAAGCAGGAGCGAGAGCGGTGACCACCATCGACCCGAAGCACCTCGCCGCATTCCGCCGCTGGGCGGTGAAGCGGTACGCCGATCGCTCGGTGACCAAGCTCGTCGCCGACGTCCAGGCGTGCGTGCGCTACGCGGGCGAGCCTCCCGAGGCATCCCTGCGCGTCGCGCGCCTGCGCGACTACCGATGGGCGTGGGACGTGTGGGCGTACTGGGGCGGCGCCGGCGAGCTCCCCGTGCCGCGCCCGGAGGTGCCCAAGGCGAGCAAGCTCGGCGGCCGGCGCGCGCGCGAGCCGAAACGCCTGCGCGAGGCCGTGTCGTACTCGCGCGAGGAGTACGACGCGCTCGTGAAGCGGGCCAAGCACGATGAAGATCCGGCGGCGCGCGTGGTGGCGGTGCTCGCGCGCACGGGGCTGCGCGTCGGCGACGTGCTGCGCGCGCCGCTCGGCGTGCTGCGCGCCGGCATCCGGCGCGACGACGGCGTCGTGACCGTCGTGGTGAAGGGCGGCAAGCCGAGCGTGTACTCGGTGCGCGGCGGCGGGCGTGCGGAGAGCGCGTGGCGCGATCTCTTGGACGTCTTCCACGACGCTTCCTCCGACTGGACGGTGGCGGCGGCGCTCATGGGCGATGCCGACGCGAGCCCCGAGGCCGGGCACGGCGCCTACACGCGCGTGCGGCGGGCGCTCGCGCGGCTCGGCGCCGAGGCCGGCGTGCGCTCCCGGCTGCACCTCCACCGCTTCAGGCGCACCGTCGCGGTGCTGCTCGCGAACGCGGGCGCGACCGAGGCGCAGATCCAGAAGGTGCTCGTCCACGCGAGCCCCGAGATCACGCGCGGCTACATCGACGAGGCGCGGGCGCTCGACAGCGCGCGCCTGCTCGACAAAATCGGGTGACCATCCCGTTCCGACAGGAGACGAGCATGAAGACGTTCGTCAGCGATGCGGCACACCATCTGGCTCGCCACCCGCTCGCGCGTGCGCGGTCCATCGCCGACGCGATCGGCGAGGCCCTGCGCCCCGGCTGCGAGCGGATCGAAGTCGCTGGTTCGATCCGCCGCGGCCGAGACAACGTGAAGGACATCGAGATCGTCGCGCTCCCGCGCGCCGCGACGAACCTCCTTGGCGAGCGCAGCATCGACGATGAGCTCCGCCCTATCGTCGATGCGCTCGTGAAGGAGGGCCGCCTCGCGTGGCGCGCCAGTGCGCGCGGTGGCGCGTGGTCGATCCGGCCGGCGGGGAGCGTGGCGCGCACGCCCGGCCGGAAGTATTATCCACTCGTCGCCGTGCGCGCGCAAATCCCGGTCGACCTGTTCGCCGTGATCCCGCCGGCGCAGTGGGGCGCCATCCTAGCGATTCGGACTGGCCCAGGGGAGTATTCCAAGCGCCTCGTGACCATGTGCCAGGACCGCGGATTGCGGTGCGTCGACGGTCGCCTCGTGGACGCGTTCGGGCACACGGTGCCCACTCCCGAGGAGCGCGACTTCATCGCGTCGTGCGGCGCCGAGTGGGCGGAGCCGGGAGCGAGGCGATGACGTCGTTCCCAGCCCTGCACGACGCACCGAAATGGTGGACATAGGTGCAGCGCCGTGACGCAGGTTCGGATCTGCTTGCCGAACTCGCACGATATCGGGATGCTCGGACGACGGCGTGCCTCGCCGCGCTCGCAGCGCTTCGCTGCGTCGTCGAGCGTGCAGGGTGCTACAGCGAGAAGGCGGCCGAGTGCGAGACGTGCCGGGCGAACCGGGCGGCGATCTCGACACTCGAGGCGGCCCTCTGTCGCGGAGCCCGTACGTCCGCACAGGTAGCAGCGCTGCGAGCGTTGCTCGAATGGAACGGGTGCGAATGCGCATGCGGGCACCACCACGAAGAGCACGACGACGACTGCGATCGGTGCTTCGCGTGCCAGGCGAGCGCGGTGTTGGGGATGACGCTCGACGAGCTCAAGGCGGTGCGGACGTGAGCGATAAGTCGGGCAGCTCAATGGATGGCAGATCACGGGTGGGTACGTGTGCCGACTGGCGGTAGGCATCGCAGCGGCGCGCCCGCGTTTCGATGGGAACATGTAGCAACGGGAGGCGTGCTGTGAGCGGATACTACGAGTCGAGAGCTGTGCTCTGCGACGCAGAGCATGAGGTGGAGATCGTGGTGCGCGGCGGCGTGGAGGCAGACGACGGCGACAGCGCATACGACGTGATGATCAAGAGTGGCGACGGTCCAGCCGTGACGATGCGTGTGGCGACACGGCACTGGCGCCGATTCGTGCGCGCGGTCGGGAGGCTTGGATGACGGCGGCGCGACCCACGCAACTCCGGCCGTTCTTCGGCTACTACGGCGGCAAGTGGCGCGATGCCATCAAGCACTACCCGGAGCCCAACCACGAAACGATTGTCGAACCGTTTGCCGGTTCGGCCGGCTTCTCGCTGCGGTACGCCCACCGCAAGATCATCCTCTGTGAGATCGATCCCGTTCTGTCGGGAGTCTGGCGCTACCTCATTCGCGTGAAGGCGAAGGAGATCCTCGCCATTCCCGACCTCGATCCCGAGGGAACCGTCGACGACCTCAAGGTGCCGCAGGAAGCAAAATGGCTCGTGGGATTCTGGCTGAATCGAGGTGTCGCGAGACCTTGCAAAAGTCCGTCGAAGTGGATGCGCGAGGGCATTCATACGGGCTCGTTTTGGGGGCCGCGGGTACGCCAGACGATCGCTTCGCAAGTCGATTCGATTCGCCACTGGCAGATCCTCAACTGTAGCTACGGAGACGCTCCGACGCCACGCACGGCGACCTGGTTCGTTGATCCTCCGTATGAAACCGCGGGAAGGTACTATCGCTTCGGCTCCGATCAGTTGGACTACGAGGCCCTCGGCGCCTGGTGCCGCTCGCGCACTGGCCAGGTAATCGTCTGCGAGAACGCAGGAGCAACGTGGTTGCCATTTAGGAAACTCGCCGACGTGAAGACCACCCGTGCCGACCGGCGCTCGAAGGAGGTCATCTGGCTGTCCGCTGAGAACGGTCATCCCGAGTGCCCGACACGGCACTGGCGCCTGCCCGACAAGATCGGGTGACCACGTGCGCTACCTCTCGCTGTTCAGCGGCATCGAGGCCGCCACGCTCGCCGCCGAGCCCATCGGGTGGACGCCTGTGGCGTTCGCCGAGATCGCTGACTTCCCATCGCGCGTGCTTGCGCACTACTGGCCAGACGTGCCCAACCTGGGCGACGTCGGGCAGATCACCGCCGAGCGCGTGCGCGCGCTCGGACCGATCGAACCTCGAGAACGTCCCAGGTCTCCTCTCCTCCAACGAAGGCCGAGACTTTGCGGCAGTGGTCGGCACGCTGGCTGGGTGTCGAATCGACGTACCCGCTGACGGATGGCGTAACAGCGGTGTGGCTGCCGGGGATCGAGGACTCGTCGAATGGTGCGTGTTGGACGCGCGCTTCTTCGGAGTGGCGCAGCGGCGCCGTCGAGTGTTCGTTGTCGCGGACTTTGGAGAGTGGGCCGATCGACCCCCGGTACTACTTGAGCGCACGAGCTTGCGCCGGCATACTCGCGCGAGCCGCTCGACGCGGCCGGGCGCTCCCGACGGCGCTCAGGTCGGCCCTGCAAGCGGCGGCGGGGACGACGATGGACGAGGAGGAGGAGTGATCGGCGTGGGCGGCGAGCTCGCCGTGATCCCGTTCGACTCGACGCAGATCACGCATCCCGATAACCGCTCACGCTGCGAGCCCGGCTCGCCCTCGCCCACGCTCGCGGCGCACGCGCAGGCGCCGACGATTGCCTTCGCGCCCGTCGCGCCCACGCTCACTACCGGACGCATGCACCGCGACTCCGGCCAGGATGATGCGCTCGGCGTCAGCACCTTCAATGTCTACCCGACCTCGGGCCAGGGTACGGATCTCGAGGCCTCGCCGACAGACCTCGCGGCCTCGATCAATGTGACCGCGCTCGCCGCGAGCACCGATCGGGGCACGCGCATCGTGGATGGAGGCGTGCGCCGGCTGACGCCCACCGAGTGCGAGCGCCTGCAGGGCTTCCCTGACGGCTTCACGGCGCTCGAAGGCGCGAGCGACACCGCGCGCTACGCCGCGCTCGGGAACTCGATCGCGGTGCCGTGCCTGCGCTGGATCTTCGAGCGGATCGCGAGCGTCGCGTGAAGGGCGTGTTCCCATGACGCTCTCCCAGGCGGCGCTCATCGTGGAGAGCCGTGAGAACCGCATGCTCGATCGACCCGCGCTCGCGCGAGATTCGCGCGCTCGAACCTGCCGCCAATCGCGATACGGACTGATCAGAAGCCGTGCGCGGAGAGCCAGCGCATGACGGCAGCCTCGTCGGCCGGCACCACGTCCGAGTCGATCTGATCCTCGTCCTCGGTGTAGAGGCCGACGACGTACTCGACGGTGTTGGGCGTCGGCGCCTGGCAGTCGATGGCTGCATCGGTGAGCAGCACGAAGTGGCCGCCGGGCAGATCGCGTCGCACGGCTGTGCATCCACCGCCGGTCGTGGTGTTGTACCAGCCACGAGCGGGGCGTCCGCGCAACCAGCGCATCTGCGGCGAGCCGTGGATCTCGCCGTCGTCGCCGACGTAGAGGTCGAAGGGTCCGAACGCGCGCGCGGCCTCCGCGAGGATCTGCGCTGCCGGCTCGGCCCAGTCACCGTCCCAAAAGCCGGCGCCGTGTCCGTTGCGGGTGAGCCAGAAATCGGTGCCCGCTGCGGCGTCTTGAGCGCGCGCGCTTCCGCCGCCTAGGTACTGATCGTCCCACGCAGTCTGCAGCGCCTCGTAGAAGCGCGCAGCGTCGATCTTCATCTGGCGCATCGTCTCGTCGGAAATGCGACCCTGACCGAGTCGCTCAAGTCGGTTGCCATCGTCGTCGTCGGACGACCAGAGTGCCGCGTCGATAT